GCAGGAATCTATGCCTGATCCAAATAGTACAGAGATTACAGAAAACGAAGATGGTTCTGTTGATATTAATTTTGAACCAGGAGCAGAAGCTCCAGAAGGTGCAGACAATCATTACGCTAACTTAGCATCCTTGTTGCCAGATTCTATTCTCGAGCCTCTAGGATCTGAGTTGTATGCAAACTATACAGATTACAGAGAATCAAGAAGAGAATGGGAACAAGCTTATACTAAAGGATTAGATCTTTTAGGATTTCAATTTGAACAAAGAACAAGACCCTTTCAAGGAGCATCTGGTGCAACGCATCCAGTTTTAGCTGAAGCTGTAACTCAGTTTCAAGCACAAGCGTATAAAGAATTATTACCAGCGAATGGTCCAATCAGAACTCAGATACTAGGAAAAGCTACACCTGAAAAGCAGGATCAAGCAACTAGGGTCTCTAACTTTATGAATTATGAAATTATGAATGTAATGAAAGAGTACGAGCCAGAGTTTGATCAGATGTTATTCTATTTACCACTTGCAGGTTCAACATTTAAAAAAGTTTATTATGACGATTTATTGGGACGAGCTGTATCAAAGTTTGTTCCTGCAGATGACTTAGTCGTTCCGTATTCTGCTACCTCATTAGAAGATGCGGAAGCGATTTGTCATATGATAAAGATTTCAGAAAACGATTTGCGTAAACAACAAGTTGCAGGGTTCTATAGAGATATAGAATTGTTTGCACCTTATGCAGAAGAATCTGAAGTTAAGAAAAAAGAAAGAGAACTAGAAGGAACAAGAATGACAGGGCAACAAAAAGACAACGCTATGTATACGTTGATTGAATGTCATGTCGATCTTGATTTAGAAGGTTTTGAAGATAGAGGTGAGGACGGAATGCCAACTGGAATTCGTGTTCCCTATATTGTAACAATAGATAATGGCTCAAGAAAAGTTTTATCTATAAGAAGAAACTATAGTGTAGATGATCCTAAAAAAAATAAAACTCAATACTTTGTGCATTTTAAATTTTTGCCAGGTTTAGGTTTTTATGGTTTTGGATTAATACATATGATCGGTGGTCTAACAAGAGCAGCAACAGCTGCCCTTAGACAATTGATTGATGCTGGTACACTCTCCAACTTACCAGCAGGATTTAAACAAAGAGGTATCAGAGTGAGAGATGATGCCCAGTCACTTCAACCAGGTGAGTTCAGAGACGTAGACGCACCAGGTGGAAATCTAAGAGACGCTTTTATGCCTTTACCCTACAAAGAACCATCACAGACTTTATTACAGTTGATGGGTATTTGTGTTGAGGCAGGACAGAGATTCGCATCAATTGCTGACATGCAAGTTGGTGATGGGAACCAACAGGCGGCTGTTGGAACAACTGTAGCTCTTTTAGAACGTGGTTCAAGAGTCATGTCAGCGATCCACAAAAGATTGTATGCATCGATGAAGAATGAATTTTCTTTATTAGCAGATGTATTCTCAACTTATCTTCCACCAGTATATCCATATGATGTCATTGGTGATAACAATGAAATTAAACAACAAGACTTTGATGATAAGATTGATGTTCTACCCGTTGCAGATCCTAATATATTTTCTGCAACACAAAGAGTATCTATTGCACAGACAGAATTACAACTAGCTCAGTCTAATCCACAGATTCATAATTTGTATGAAGCGTATAGAGACATGTATGAAGCAATTGGTGTTAAAAATATTGACACAATCTTACCACCACCAGAAAAACCAGCTCCAAAAAACCAAGCTTTAGAGCATATTGATGCTTTAGCTGGAAAACCTTTCCAAGCTTTTACAGGACAAGACCACCAAGCCCACATTTCTGCGCATTTAGCGTTTATGGGGACGACAATGGCGCAAAATAACCCTGTAATTATGACTTCATTGGAAAAAAACATCTTTGAACACATAAATTTGATGGCAGATGAGCAAGTTCAGTTAGAATTTAGAGATAAAATTGCACAAGCACAACAAATGGCGCAACAAATGCAACAAGATCCTCAAATGCAGATGCAAATGCAGTCTAATCCGCAAATGCAACAACAAATGCAGCAACAACAGCAGCAATTAGAGTTAGAAATAGAATCTCGTAAGGCTGTTTTGATTGCAGAGATGACCGAAGACTTTGTTAAAGAGCAAAAAGAAGCAATCGGCATTTTAGGTAACGACCCACTTGTAAAATTAAGAGCAAGAGAGCTTGATCTTAAGGCACAAGACAATATGAGAAAACAAAAAGAAGATGATGCTAGATTAAACTTAGATAAAATGAAAAGTTTAATGAATCAGAATCTTCAAGAAGATAAAATGGAACAACAAGAAGATCTTGCCATTTTAAGAGCAGCGACCTCTATTGAAAAACAAAAAATGTCCAATAAAGCTAAAATAAAAAATAATAAAATGAAACAACAAGATGTAAGAATCTTAAAAGGACCAAGGAGTTAATTATGGCAAAACAAGGACTATATGCAAACATTAATGCTAAGAAAAAAGCAGGTACATCAAAAAGTAAAGCTAAAAGTACTATTACACCTAAAGCTTATGCAAACATGAAAGCAGGGTTTCCAAATAGTAAAAAAAATAAGGCTAAGGCGTAATGAAAGCTACTCTTGGAATGGGAGCAGTTCGTGCCTCTTTCAAGAGAGGCGGAACGCCTGCTTGGACTAGAAAAGAAGGTAAGTCAGAATCTGGAGGACTGAATCAAAAGGGACGAGATAGCTACAACAAAGCTAATCCAGGATCAAATCTAAAAGCTCCTCAACCCGAGGGTGGATCAAGAAAAAAGAGTTTCTGCGCAAGGATGCGTGGGATGAAGAAAAAATTAACTTCTAAAAAAACAGCTAACGATCCAGATTCAAGAATAAATAAATCACTTCGAAAGTGGAAGTGCTAATGCCATTCAAATCAGAAAAACAAAGAAGATATTTATTTGCTAACGAACCCGAGGTAGCAAAAAAATTTGCTAAAGATTATAATATGGGTGGTGTTGCTTCTATGTTTAGAAAAAGACTAGCAGATGGTGATGATCCTTTTTATGACGCTTGGAAAAAAATTTATGAAACTAATCCTGATGCAGCATCAATGAATGAAAACCATGATCAGTATTTAGAAAAATATACTTTAGAAATGTCCACACAAACAAGTGAAGCACCTACAGAAGATGTAGAACAACCAGCAGATCCAATGTTAAATTTGTTTTCAGAAACTGACGCATTAAATAATGATCAAGCTTTAACAACTTTATTTGCTAGAGAAGAACCACAAGGTATTATGGCAGCTAAAGGTGGTAGAATAGGTTTTAGAGGTGGTGGTCAAGATGCATCATCAGATGATTTTGGTGGAAGTAGTAGTAATGATAATAGTAATGATAATAGTAATGATAATAGTAATGATAATAGTAATGATAATAGTAATGATAATAGTAATGACTATACAGGTTCAGATTTTGGATTTGTAGCATCTCAACCTACAACTACTGCAGAATTTAATGAAGGACCAACGGCTGATCCTGATGCATTAGATATGCAAAACTATTTAGAAGATTACGTTGATGTTAATGAACAAAAAACAAAAGAATTTAATGAAGCTAATATCCCAGATAATTTTAAAAGAGAAATAAAAAAACAAAAAGACATAAAGTATAAAGAAAACATAAATAATATTATTAAAGACATTAATAATCAGTTAGATGTTAAATTAGCAAACAAGGCAATAAATTATGTTATAGATAAAGTAGCTATGTCAGTGCCTGTTGTTGGTATTGCTTATGGTTTAGCTAAAGCTTTTGGTCTTGTTACTGCACCTACAGTTTCAACTGATATTAGTGGAAATATTATTGGTAAAAATACTGTAACACCTTCTGAACTAGGTTTTTATCAAGGACCAGAGTATGATGGCTTTTGGCAAGGAGGACCCGATGAAGATGATGGTGGCAGTGATGCACCTATTGTAGATTTAATTACAGGTGAGGTAAATGAAGATGTTGCTACAGGGCAAATTGATCTTATGAGTGCACTTGATAAAATTAGAGCTAATCAATTAAGAAGAAAAGGGTTAGTACAAGATGGTATTATTCAAGATACTGAAACGGTAGAAGTAGCATCTTTGCCTAAAACAAAGGATCTATTGAGATTAAATAGTGGTGGACTTGCAAATTTATTTAGAGTAAAAACACAGTAATAGGAGAAAACATTATGAGAAATGATTTTGGATCAAGACCTTACTCTTCAAGATTCCCATATGGTAAAGATGGGTCATCTAAGAAACAAGGTTACAATGACAGATTAGACGAGTCCCTAGGTGCTAGAAACGGAGCTAAATCGCAAAGTCTAAAAGCTAGAAGAGATGAATCTAAAGGTATGGAAAAAGCATCTGGTAACAGAGCTTATTCTTCTGTATCAACAATGGATAAATAATTATGGCTAACACTAAAAGAATGAACAGACTGGAAGAACTTGGAAGAGTTGATTCAGAAAAAGCGTTTACTAAAAAAGGTAAAAAAAATTTAAAAGCTGAAAAGAAAAGAATTGTTAAAGAACTAAAAGGTGGCGGAATGTCAACTCGTGGTTTAGGAAAAGCTTTTAGAGAAGGAGGATTAGTATAATGTCAAAAGATTGGACAATCGGTTCTGGATATTGTGAAGAACCAAAAGTTACTGTAGGACCAGGAATTACAAAAGATGGGTCTGCAACAGGTGGAGTTGAAATTGAAGCAACTAATCCACAAGAATCTCAAACAGTACAAGTTAAAGGAACTAAAAGAATGTTAGCTTCCAAAAGTAAAAAAGCTACTTGGTATTAGATTATGTGGTTAAGTGCTATTAAATTAGCAGTTTCTGCTGGATCAAAAATTTACGCTAACAAGCAAAGAACTAAAATGGCTATGTCGGATGCACAGTTAATGCATGCTACAAAAATGGCTGAAGGTAAGGAAGCTTACCAGGGAAAACTTTTAGAAGCTAGGCAAAACGATTATAAGGACGAGGCAGTTCTTGTGGTGCTTACATTGCCCATAGCTGTACTTGCATTTTCAGTTTGGTCAGATGATCCAGACGCAATGACAAAAGTAAATGTGTTCTTCGAACATTTTGCAGCACTCCCGAGCTGGTTTACAAATTTATGGATTCTTGTCGTGGCGAGCATCTATGGCATTAAGGGAACACAAATTTTCCGTAACAATGGAGGCAAAAAATAATGACTGAATGGATTACAGTAAAAGATAAAAAAGAAGATCAGATTGAAAAAAAAGTTGAAAACGAATGGATTAAAAAAAAAATAAAACCTAAAGAAAAAGAATCTGTTTGGATTAAGAAAAAAGTAAAAAAAGAATTAGAAGAAGAAAAAAAACAATGGATTACTAAAAAATCTGATAAAAAAAAAGATGGTCCATATATTACTAAGAAAAAAGTAGAAGAAAAAGCTTCTGGTGGTTTAATAAAAGGTTTTCCTAGATTAGCTACTAAAGGTTTTAGAAGATAATGGCTTGTTGGAAAGGTTACGAGGCTAAAGGAAAGAAAAAAAAGGGTAAAAAAATGGTACCTAATTGCGTACCTAAAAAAATGGCTGATGGTGGTTTATCAAAAGCTGCTGGCTATTCTCCTGTAATGGGAAACAATAAATTTGGTTACCCAAGTGGTGGTATACCAGTTAAGAAAGGTTAAATAATGGACGGAATGCAAATAGTCTATAAGTTAAAAAAAGAAGTAACAGAATTGTCTGATAGTGTATCAGATATTTTAATCAATGGTGAAGTTGACAATTGGGATAAATATCAGTATATGGTAGGACAGTTAAAAGCATATCAACAAATAAATCAGGAAATCTCTAACCTGCTTGAAAATAAGGAGCAAGATGAAAATGAAAGAACAGTCGTTAAACTCAACACCGAAAATTAGTATCCCAGATACATCATTAGTCGGTTTAAAAAAATCAGAACCCGAAAAAGAAATAACAGAAGAAACAACAAAACTTCCAATGCCTACAGGTTGGAGACTTTTAGTTTTACCTTTTAAAATGAAAGATAAAACTAAGGGTGGAATTATAATGAATGATTCAACATTAGAGAAACAACAAGTTGGTTCTCAGTGTGGAAATGTTTTAGCTGTTGGACCAGAAGCATACAAAGGAAAGAGATTTGAGAACTCTGGCCCTTGGTGTAAAAAAGGAGACTGGGTAATGTTTGCACGTTACGCAGGTTCAAGAATAAAAATACAAGGTGGTGAAATACGTCTGCTAAATGACGATGAAGTTTTAGCAACAATCGAGAATCCAGAGGATATCTTGCATGAATATTAAACCAACAAACATAGGAGAAAACTATGCCAACTGAAGATGATAAAATCATTGATTTACCAACAGACGGTCCAGGTGCAGAAGTAACTTTACCTGAAGAAAATGTAATACCAGAAGTAGTAGTTCCAGAAGTTAAACCTGAAGGTGAAGTAGAAATAAAAGAAATACCAGCAGTAGAAGAAAAACCTTCTGAGTTAATTACTGAAAAAAAAGAAGAATTAAAAAAAGAAGAACCTAAAGCAGAATTAGAAGAGTATAGCGAAGGTGTTAAAAAAAGAATTGCTAAACTTACTAAAAGAATGCGTGAAGCAGAACGTCAAAGAGACGAATCTACAAAATACGCAAAGTCTGTTTTAACAGAACAAAAATCTCTTAAGGATAGGTTATCTAAAATAGATAAAGGTTTTGTTTCAGAAATGGAAAACAGAATTGTTTCTGGAATAGAAGCAGCTCAAGCTAAATTAGTTACTGCTAGAGAAAATAGCGATATAAAAGCTGAAGTTGAAGCTTCTAAAGAAATAGCTAAGTTAGGTTATGAAGAAGCTAGATTAGCTGAAATGAAAGTTAAACAAGCTGATCAAGAAAAAAATGTAAAAGTACCACTAAAACAACCAATTATTCAACAAGAAACAAACTTACCAAAACCTGATGCAAGAGCAACGGAATGGGCAGATAATAACGTTTGGTTTGGAAAAGATGAACCTATGACTTATACAGCTTTTAGTTTACATAAAAAGTTAGTAGAAGAAGAAGGTTATGATCCCCAATCTAATGATTATTATGTGGAATTAGACAGAAGAATAAAGCTTGAATTTCCCCATAAATTTGATAAGGTAACAGAACAAACGACTAAGCCCACTCAAACGGTAGCTTCTGCTACTAGAGGAGTAAATAGAGCTGGTCGCAGAACTGTGACTCTCACATCATCACAGGTAGCAATTGCTAAAAAATTGAATGTGCCACTTGAAGAATATGCTAAACAATTAAACATAGAGGAGTAAAACGCATATGAAAAATAATGAAACTAAAGTAACTGAAGAAATTAAAACGGAGGTTACAGAAGAAGTAATAAGAGACTCCCGTGCGTCCGAAGACAGAAACGCTACAGCGAATGAAGTTGTATGGACACCACCCTCATCTTTAGATGCTCCACCTGCGCCGGATGGATTTCATCATCGATGGATAAGATCAGAGAGTTTAGGCTTTAACGACAACAAAAACATTACTGGTAAATTAAGATCAGGATATGCTTTGGTTCGTTCGGAAGAGTACAAAGATTCTAATTATCCAATTGTTGAAGACGGCAAATACAAAGGTGTCATCGGAGTAGGAGGTCTGTTGCTGGCCAGAATACCAATAGAGATCGCCAAAGCACGTCAAAAATATTATAGCGATAAAGCTAAAGATAATGATGATGCCGTTAAATCCGATCTGCTAAGGGATCAGCACCCGAGCATGCCTATCAGTTATGATAGCCGCTCTAGCAAATCTTTCGGTGGTAAGTAAAAGTTTTTTAACAATTACGACCCAACGAATTTAAATTAACCTGTAGTTAGAAATAACTACTAAAGAACAGAGGAAACAATTATGGCTAACCAAGACGCAGCTTTCGGTCTTAGACCGTTAAAAACTGTTGGACAGCAAGATGATTCCACTGGAATGAGCCAATACAATATATTACCTGGTGATGCATCAGTAATATTTCAAGGTACAGTCGTTAAGGCTGTAGCTGGAGGTTTTGCAGACCTAGCCGCAGACGGCGATGGTGCTAACCTTGGCGCATTTTGGGGATGTTTCTATGATGACCCAACGACACAAAAACCTACGTTCAAAAACTTCTATCCTGGTGGAATTACTCCAGTAAATAGTGGTGCAATTGAATGTTTTGTGTACGACTCTCCAATGCAAATGTTCGAAGTACAATCAGATAATGCTGGTGCTTCAGCACAAGCAGATGTTTTTTCATCAGCAGATACTGTTGGAAACGCAAATGGAAGTACATTAAATGGTGTATCTAGTATGGAATTAGATGATTCTGATATTAGTGCAGCACTAAAACAACTAAAAATAATCGGACCGTCAAGAGATCCAAAAAACTCAGATCTTACTTCTGCCAATGTAAATTGGAGAGTACAATTATCTGAGCACATTTTGGCTCCTGCTACGGCCGGGGTATAAGGAGTATAAATTATGGCTATATCACGACAACAACTCGTAAAAGAGCTTGAGCCAGGTTTAAACGCCTTGTTCGGCCTTGAGTATAAAAGATATGATTCTGAGCATGAAGAAATTTATGCAAAAGAA